TTCGAAAGAGTCCTAGAAAAGCACATTAAGACTGGACAGGTTGAACAGATTAACGACATAGCAATTAAACGGATGATTCGATAGGAGGATTTATGGCCAACCCACAGGGAGCCATTCACGACCGTTTACGGTCATTTCTCGGAGCCAATGAGCCAACCGAAGCAAAGGCGGAAGCGCCTGTAGAAGCTAAGACAGAGGAAGCGGAAACGCCAAAGAGCGACACGCAAGCAGAATCTCGACGAGTGAAAGCGAAACTTAATGACCGCGATGTTGAGTTTGAGGTTCTTACGGATGGTGTGGATCTTGATTTAATCCCTAAGGGGTTAATGATGGAGGCAGATTATCGCAAGAAAACTACAGAAGTCGCGGAAAAACGTAAGGCTTTAGAAGCTAAAGAGGCGGAGATTGCGTCTCAACTTCAGGAAATCGAGTCTCTTCTCTACGGAGAGGCGCAGTATTTGGATTCTGATGAAATGAGGGAGCTTCAAGAGTCTGACCCGGAGGAATACTACAGGCAGAGGACTAAGTTCGACAATAAGTTAAGCAAGGTTAAGAGCCACAAGGACAAGCTTGAAAAAGAGTTCAAACAAAAACAAGAGCAATTAATGCAGGCCGAGAGGGCGAAGTGGAAAGAGGTAGTCCCCGAATGGCTTGACGAGAATAAAATGAACGACGATCTAAAGAAAATGTCCAAAACCTTATCACAAGCAGGGTTTAGTGATCAGGACATGGGAGCTATCTACGATCACAGGCTTATTCAACTTATCCGAAAGGCTTCACTTTATGACGAACTAAAATCCAAGCCTTTAGAATCCAAACGGGAACGACAACCGCCGAGAAGTCAGAGAGCCGGCGGAGGTGAGCCAGTACCTCAGAAGAAGTCTACAGCGAGAGACAGGCTCAAGAAAACAGGCACTAGGGCAGATGCTCAGGCGGCATTTAAAGATTTTTTAGGCTTATGAGGAAGAGTTATGACTTTACCAACTAATACAGTTACACAATATAGTACCGAGGGGAATCGTGAAGACCTCATGGATATGATCTATGACATATCCCCAACTGAAACGCCATTTATGAATGGATGCGGAAGGGGTACAGCCTCCGCCGTTCTTACTGAATGGCAAACAGACTCACTAGACGCAGCGGCTAGTAACATAGCGCTTGAGGGTGACGACCCAACCGCATTAACTCACTCACCAACACTTAGGGTAGCGAACTATTGCCAGATTTCCCAAAAAACGGTAATCGTTTCAGGTACTGCAAGAGCAATTGACCAAGCAGGTCGGGCTGATCAATTGGCCTACGAAGTAGCTAAACGCGGTAAGGAAATTAAGCGGGACATGGAATTCGCTTTGACTCAAAACCAAGCAGCCTCCGCCGGTGGTGTTGGTACTGGTCGAGCCCTTGCTTCTTTGGAATCTTGGTTATCCACTAACAAGACCTCAGACGGTGTATCCGCGAGTGGCGCCACTACTCCGGGGGCGGCGGGTTCTCCTTTGATCCCAACCGTTGCACCTACTGACGCCTCAACTGCGGGTACTTTTGAGAAAGCCTCATTAGATGCAGTTATTAAGGAGTGTTGGAGTGCTGGCGGTGATCCTACAGTGATTATGGTTGGTCCACATAACCGAACAGTGGTCAGTGGTTTCTCTGGGATCTCGACATTGCAGACTGACGCTAACGCTCGCCAGGATGTAACCCTAATAGGCGCGGTGGACTTCTACAAGTCCAACTTTGGGATTTTGAAGGTTGTACCTAATAGGTTCCAAAGGGACGCCACAGCCTTTGTATTAGACATGGATTATTTCTCAGTGAATTATCTACGTCCAATGCAATTAACCGAGCTGGCCAAAACTGGTGACTCTGAAAAGCGTCAAATGCTTGTCGAATACACCTTGTGTGTTAAAAATGAAGCTAGCTCAGGCAAAATAACGGACCTTTTAACTAGCTAAACTTAGGGGGCTTCGGCCCCCTTTTGAGGTATTTATGGGTAAATTACTTTCATACGATCCCTACACGAAGACTAAAGAAATCTTCGAGGGTGACGGGAACGGTAAGTTTAAAATCCAAACCGTTCAAGATTGCTCAAGTATTATAAAATTCAACAAGTCGTGCCAGACGTACCCAGAGCTTAAACAACGGGGAATAAAGTCTGACTATTACCATTTTGCGCGAGTACCAAACACTGTATTAATGGAGTGGAAAAACAAGTACGGCATAGACTGGAATAAAAAAGAAGACCTACCAAGGATCGAGAAGCTACTTTCTAGTCCAGACTATAAATATCTAAGGACAGTCAACCGAATATGAATGAAAGGATTTTAAAAGCTAAGGGCTTGGCGAATGATAGACCGGATGAAGCGTTAAGAATATTAAACGACATTCTGGACGAAGACCCAGACACGGAAGAGGCTGAAATAGCCCTTTTTATGAGTGCCTACATAATGATGCAGGCCAACAAAACGGGTTTGGCTTATCACATATACCAGAGATGCGCCCAGATGAGGCCTAATAGGTCTGAGATTTGGTCAAACATGGGAATGTGCTTAGAAGAGTCCAACCCCGAGAAGGCCATTAAATTATTCACCAAGGCCTACCAGCTAGATAATAAGAATAACTCCGCAATAGCTAATAAAGCGCTCTTATACCTCCATACCGGACGACCTAAGCAGTGTGTATCTCTATGTGACCAGGCTTTGAAAATAGACCCTAACATGCGGTCAGCACTACACAACAAAGGTCTTGCAAAGATCATGATGCGGGACTGGTCAGGGTGGAAGGAGTATTACGAGACCATCGGAGTTAAGAATCGAGAGGCCAAGGACTACGGGGTTCCTAACTGGGAAGGTCAGGAAGGAACTGTATTGGTCTATGGGGAGCAAGGTGTCGGGGATGAGATAATGTTCGCCTCATGCCTAGAAGACCTTTCTAAGACAAATAAGATAGTCCTAGACTGTGACCGCAGGCTAGAGAGTATATTTAAAAGATCTTTCCCCTATTCGGTCTATGGCCACAGGTTCAAAGACACCCTAGAGATCCAAGACGGGGACCAGTTCGACTATCAAATTGCAATAGGTCAATTGCCTCATTTCTTTAGAAAGAAAGACTCAGACTTTCCCGGTAAGCCCTACCTTAAACCCGACCCAGAAAGGGTTAAGATGTGGGATTCCATCATGGGAGAGGGCCTGAGAATAGGTTTCTCGATGTTCGGGGGTGGGAAGGAAACTAGGGAGAAGTACAGAAGTACCAATTTAGACACGTTCTCACCCTTATTTGGTAATAACCTTATTAACCTTGATTACAAGAAAGTGGACGAGGATGAGTTAAAAGAACATGGAATTAAGTATTGGGCGAGAGGGGTTAAAAAGGGTTCAGACCTTGAGGAACTTCTGGCAATCATTGCTAACCTGGACCGGGTTGTTACTGTTTGCACTACTGTTGTTTACTTCGCTGGGGCTCTTGGCGTGCCTTGTGACGTTCTTGTCCCTGAGTATTGCGGGTATAGATACCATAATTCAGGCGATACATTCCCATGGTATAAGAGTGTTAAACTACACAGGGGGAATTTTAAGGAAAACGTAAGGAAAATAGCGGGGGATATTAATGCGGATATGTATAGGGTTCGACAAAAGGGAAACAGTAGCGTACCACGTTCTTACCAACAGTATAATGAGGCATTCGTCGGGGCCTGTTGAGTTTATCCCAATAAACAGGAGAAATATCCCTGAATTCACTCGGGGGATGGAAGACGGTTCGACAGAGTTCAGCTTTTCGCGATTCCTAACGCCCTACCTGTCTGGTTATAAGGGGCACAGTGTTTTTATGGACTGCGACATGTTGGTCCGGTGTGACATTTACGAGCTTTTAGACTATGTGGGATTTAATGATGTAGCGGTAGTTAAACATGACTACACCCCAAAGGATTCTGACAAGTTCCTTGGCAATAAGCAGCACGCATACCCTAAAAAGAACTGGTCTAGTCTTATGGTTTTCAACAATTGGAGACAACCCGTAAAAAGACTAACTCCCGAGGTAGTTAACACCGCGTCAGGGAAATACCTTCATCAGTTTGAGTGGGCTCAAAGGGTTGGCGAGATTCCTAGATCCTATAACCATCTTGTCGGAGAGTACCCAGAGCACCCAGGGGCAAGGATAATTCACTACACGTTAGGGACTCCGTGTTTTAAGGGGTACGAGAATCAAGAGTGGTCAAAGGAGTGGTTCCAAGAAATGGAGAGAATGCTACATGCTGATTAGCGAGGAGTACCGGAGGGAGCAAGAGAAACTACACGAGAATCCAGATTACGGGGTGGCCTCGGTAAGTTATGCCCCTTTAGTGACTACGCTTATAAACAAGTTAAAACCAAGTGACATGCTTGATTATGGGTGCGGAAAAGGAAGGCTCGCACAGAACATCCAGCCAGAGCACGAGATGGTTTTGGAAATGTACGACCCAGGGCGGGAAGAGTTTTCAGAACGTCCGAGCCCTAGGCAATTCGTAACATGTATTGACGTTTTAGAGCACATTGAGCCTGACTTACTAGACAATGTTCTGGATGACCTAAAGGAACTTACCCTACACACAGGGTTATTCACAGTACACACAGGACCGGCTATTAAAACACTCTCTGATGGTAGAAACGCTCACTTAACCCAAGAGGACTATAAGTGGTGGCTACCGAAGTTCTGGGATAGGTTCAAAGTTCACTCTTTTAGTCACACTCCGGGAGGCTTTTATGTCATTGTTCGGAGTTAGTTTTATTGGCCCGGATGATAAGGTGGCCTCTGGTAGATACCGTTGTATTATGCCTGCTAGACACCTTTACAAAAAAGGGTGGAAGATGGGTGACGATGTAGTGGTGACGATGAAGCACCAATGGCCCGAGGACTTTTCTAAGAAGGGTAAAAGCTACATTTTTGATGTCTGTGATGACCATTTTAAAACCCACAGAGACCACTATGTAAAACACTGCAAAGAGGCAGACTTTGTTACGTGTAACTCAGAAGAGATGAGCAAGATCATAAAAAGGGAGACCGGGCGAGATTCTCTAGTTATACCTGACCCAGTGGAGAGCGACAGACAGCCTGCACACTTCTCTGAGAGCGGTCTATGGTTTGGCAATAAGTGGAACTTCAAACCCTTAACTAGGTACGCTGGGAGGCTTCCTAGTAACATTCAAGTTATTTCTGAGCCGTTCGCCCCTTTTGTGACTCCCTGGAGTAAAGCTAACCTTAAAAAAGGTTTTGAAAAGGCCGGATATGTACTAATCCCGGTCGGAGAGAAGAAAGCGAAAAGCGCTAACAGACTATTAGAGGCCATGTATTCGGGGTGTTTTGTTATTTGTGAGCCCATGCCAGCATACGATGAGTTTGAAGACTTTTGTTGGATAGGAGACCTTGCAGACGGGATAGAATGGTATTTAAAAAACCCTAAGAAAGCGTTAGAGATGACACGGAAGGGTCAAGAGTACATATCAAAGAATTATACTATTGAGCAAATAGGGAAATTATGGGAGAGAGCTTTACATGGGGCATATAAACCAACTCATATACTTAAAGAACGTAGAGCATGAGTTTAAGGGACCAGTTCTAGAAGTAGGATCTAAGGACTACGGGAACACCCAGGATTTCAGATCACTTTTTAACTGCGAATATACCGGCCTAGACTTAGAGCCGGGTAAGAATGTGGATGTGGTCCATGACTTAACCCAGGGTCCGGGGGATTTAGGTAAGTTTAATTTCATAATATGCTGCTCAATATTAGAACACGTTAAAAACCCTTGGAAAGTGGCCCAAACACTTACAGACCTTTTGGAGCCTGGCGGTAAAATATACGTCTCAACCCCTTGGATTCAACGATACCACAAGTACCCTGACGACTATTGGAGATTCACGTTTCCGGGACTTAAGTTACTATTTGACCTAGAACTTACTAGGCCACATTTAAGCACATTTACTCAAGGCGAGTTTATAGACCTTGAGAAGAACCCGGACGGAGACAACGCCCTCGCGGTGATTCACGAGAACAGAAAATATTTACCCTGTTACGAATTACACACAATAGGTATTAAGCATGGCTCTTGATAGTTACGCTAATTTAAAAACGGCTATACAGAATTTTTCTCATAGAAATGATGTTTCAGATGTTATTGATGACTTCATAGACATAGCGGAGAGCCGTATTGATGCGCGGTTAAAATTGAGAACAAATGAAGAACGAGCCACGGCAACGGCTCCGACTGCGGATAGGTTCCTGGCCCTTCCTACTGGCTTTCTTCAAATGAGACGATTAACCATAACGGGAAATACTAACTTTGAGATCCACTACAAAGCACCAGAGGCAATGAAGGTATCTAATGCCTCCGGTCGGCCTAAATACTACACGATTACATCACAAATAGAGTTCGACCGCGTTCCTGACTCCGGTTATACCTTAGAAATGAGCTACTACCGGACTTTAACCCCTTTGACGACCTCTAACACTACTAATGACGTACTAACTAACTATCCTGAGTTATACTTGTATGGGAGCCTCTCAGAGCTTCATAGATGGGCTAGAGATGAAAATACATCGGGTTACTATGATGGGCTATTCGAGCAGAAGCTTATAGACGCACAAAAACAAGAGAATAGAGGCCGATACGGGGCTGCACCGAGTCAAAAGAGTGAAGGACCGACACCTTGAAAACTATTCCAGTTAATTTTGTTGGTGGTGAGAACAACTCAAGATCCAGGCTTTGGTCTTCTCAGTCTTCAATAAATTTATATGTAGACGCACAGCAGAGTGGCAGAACGCCTACAGCCTTGCTTCCATGGCCAGGAGAAAAGATGTTCTCTGCCGGTCCCGCTGGTACGACTCGGGGCATGATTCTGCACAATGACCTTTTACATTTAATCGTAGATCAAGACCTCATAGAAATAGACTCAAACGGTACTCGAACCAGTAAGGGAACTATACCGGGAACGGATAGATGTTCACTGGCTACAGACGGAACTAATTTAGTAATAAGAAACGGATTAAAGACGTATTTATATACAACTTCAGTTATAGAGATAACGGATTCAGACCTCGAGAACGCCCAAACCCTTTGTTACATTAATAACCAGTTTATCTACCAAGGCACAGACCAGAGGTTCGGGGTTTCTGATGCCGGCGATCCTACTAGTGTTGATGGACTAAATTACGCCACAGCCGAGAGTTACCCAGACGACATCGTTCAGATCTACGCTTTTAACGAGCGGGTTTATATTGGCGGCGAAACTTCCCTAGAGATTTGGTACAACTCAGGGGAAGGGTCACCACCTTTTGATAGAATCCAACAAAGCACTACCGAAGTAGGCGTGGCCAGTCCATTCTCAATGGCTAATTCAGATGAGTACCTCTACTTTCTGGGCAGTGATAACGCGGTTTATAGAGTGAGTGCCTACCAGCCTGAAAGCGTTACTCCGAGTGCAATATGTAAAGAACTTAGAGAAGCTGTAACCTCAGATGCACAAGGGTATGTAATCCAACTAGACGGGCAGCATTTTTACATTGTCCAACTACCTACTTCTAGTCTTACTCTGGCCTACTCAGAGGCCACTGGAGAGTGGATAAGGCTTTCAACAGGAACTACACCGGACCTACCCAGACACCTTGTTAACGGGTACGTGTACGCCTACGGAAAGCATCTTATTTGTGATTATGACTCTGGTGATGTTTATGAGTGGGACACAGACACTTATACCTCCAATGGGTCTACGATAATTAGACAAAGAGACTCGGCACCTATTAACGGTTTAGGCTTAGGATCTCCGGGTAAAAGACTCTTAATGTCGCGTGCTGAATTTATGATGGAGACAGGGGTCGGCAATAGCGACCAACCAGACCCCGAGATCATGGTTTCGTGCTCTATTGACGGTGGACGGTCATTTTCAAACGAGGATTGGATTAAAATAGGCCGCGAGGGTGAGAGTGTACGAAGGGTCGAGTGGTACAATATGAAAGGGTTTTATGATCTTATTCTTAGAGTCAGAGTGAGTGACCCTAATTTTATATCTATACATTCTGCCTCGGTAGATCTTAAGGAGGCTGGCTGGTGATAGTAGATCCCCTTTTAGTTCCTATTCCTAAAGATTTTCTAGCTAGAAAGGATCATAGAGAGTTTTTCGAAAGGCTCATTAGGACGGTGGACCAGCTAAGACAACGAACTGGCGGCACTACGGATGAAGTAGCCGAAACCGGGACAAGAGAGACTTACCCCTGGATTATTGACGACCCAATCCAAGAGACTATAAACCTTAATTCACAAACAAATGCTGAAGAGGTTCATTACCACTTCGATTCACCGTTTAGGGTGTTTAACGCGGTCTCTACTAATACTATTTACACTGCTAATAATTGGGATTGGATAAACGCTAAAAACGGGGCAACGATTACCCTCCCGGCATACCCAGAGGTTAATTCTGAGGTCATTATAAGAAACGGTGACGGGTCTATAATTAAGCTAGACGGAAATGGAAGACTAATAAACGGGTCTTCTACAGGTGAGCTAAGAAGAAAAGGAACGTGTATAAAATTTAAGTATTTTATTGACGATAACGAGTGGTTTGCAATATGAGCTTTGAGCCAGATAATTTAGAACATGAAAACGAAAGCGAGTCGTTGCTAGCAAATATAAACAACAGACTAGAAGCGATTATTTTTTTATTAGAAATCATAGCTAACGTCGAAATCGGGTCAACTTTGGGGGTGACTGATGGCAATACAGATTGAAGGTGCGTCAAGCTCGGGTGATGGTGGTGTTAAACGGGCGCTAGTGACAAACGGCGGTCGGTTAAGTGTTCTAGCGGCTGCCCAAGACGCTTCACTTGTAGCGGCACTGAATGAGAATGCGTACAATATAAACACCGGGGTCATAACTGGGCTTAGTACAGCGGATAGCGCAATATTATATTATAAGCACTTAGAAGATAGCCCTCTAGTAGTAGATACATTAGTAATCGGTCTTACAGATGCGGATACAAATAACCCCCATGTTTTAAAAATAATTAAGAACCCCTCTGCGGGTACTATAGTGTCAGGCGCTTCGGCGGGGGATATTATTGTAAATAGGAATTTTAACTCTGTAGATAATCTATCCTCGTCGACATTTTACAAGGGTGCTAACGGCAATACATTCACCAATGGCGATGATTATATTTTAGCGTATGCAGGCGAGAACGGAAGAACTACCCTACCTCTTGCGACAGTGTTAAAAAAAGGCAATTCCATAGGGATCACTATAACTCCTTCTCTGGCGACCGGCACTATTGATGGTTACGTGGCACTAATAAC